GGAAGAAGATAAGTTACTGATAAATGATACTAATATCATGCAAGAGCTGTTTTCTTTCATCGCAAAAAGAAATTCATATCAAGCAGAAGACGGTCACCATGACGATTTGGTGATGTGTCTTGTTCTTCTTGGATGGCTTACTACCCAGAGCATGTTTAACGAGTTTATTGAGGGCACTTTTAGAGAAAATCTATATGAAGATAAGATAAAGGAACTAGAAGAGGAAATGACTCCTTTTGGATTTTTGGATGATGGATCGGGTGAAACATCATTTGTAGATGATCAAGGAGATCGCTGGTATGGTGATGATAAAAGAAGTGGCTTTATGTGGTGAATACACTAAAATCCTAAATAAACAAGATCCAATATGATTTAATTGCTGTATAGAACAGATACGGTTTAACGCTCAAAGGAGAATAACATGGGATTTCAAGTCAGTCCAGGCGTAAATGTCAGTGAAATAGATTTGACCACAATTGTCCCAGCAGTTGCTACCACCGCCGCCGGAATGGCTGGTGTGTTTCAGTGGGGGCCTGCCGAGGAGATTACATTAGTAGATTCAGTAAATACACTCAAAAGAAAATTTGGTGGTCCTGATGATGAGAATTATCAGTATTTCTTCACCGCTGCAAACTTTTTAGGTTATGGAAACAATCTTCAAGTTGTTCGTGTAGTAGGAAGTGATTCTAAAAATGCATCAACCGCAACCCCTGCGCTTATTAAGAATGAATTAAACTGGGAAAGTCAGTCCCTAACAGACAACTTTTATGCGAAATATCCAGGTCCTTTAGGAAACGCTCTTGCTGTTTTTGCCTTTGACGGTAGTCCCACCGCCAATGGTAAAGTTGGTGTGTCCATTGGGTTTGGATTGACTGTAGGGAGTGCAATTTCAGCAGGAAGAACTTCCATTACAATTTCAAGCGGACCTGCTAGTTTGGGTGTCACCTTGCAACAGGGTGATGTTCTTAGATTACCAAGTGGTCAAAGTGTTACTGTTAAAGAAGCAGTTCGAGGTCTCACAGCAGCCGAGATAACCCCAAGCATCAACTCTGATCTAACTGAAGCCGATTCAAGAGGAGTTTCTTTAGAAAACAGATATAGAGCATTATTCTCTGATTTTGGTCCTACTACCACAGATGTAGAGGCGTTTGGTGGAACAAATGACATCTTACATATTGCTGTTGTAGATTACACTGGTGCTTGGACTGGTACAAAGGGAACTGTTCTAGAAACGTTTGAAGGACTCTCTAAGGCAACTGATGCCAAGGACGGTTCGGGACTTAACAACTTTTACAGAACAATTATCAACGAGCAGAGTCAGTATGTTTGGGCGGGATCCAATGGTATTGGATTTACACCAGCAGTCAAGCAGGACGCTACCTTTACAAATTTAACCACCAATGCTACACTTTCAAGTGCAAATTCATATGGTATAACCCTTGGTGGTGGAGGAGAGACTTTCTCAAACGCTGAAGCCTCATTGTATAGCGGAGGGTATTCCCAATTCGAAGATGACACTGAAGTTGATGTTTCTCTAATCTTAGGTGGACCTGCTTCTGCTACTATTTCTGGATTGATTGTTGATCTCTGTGATAAGAGAAAGGATTGCATCGCGTTCCTCTCTCCAACCCCACAGTCCGACTATATCAACAAGGACGCTGGAACTGCAACCAACAATCTTCTTAGCTACAGACAAAGCTCCTTGAACAAGAACTCATCATATGCAGTTCTAGACAGTGGTTACAAGTACATGTATGACAACTTCAACGGTGTATATCGATATGTCCCACTAAACGGAGATATCGCAGGACTTCTTGCCAGAACTGAAGTTGAAAATGAAGCGTGGTTCTCACCCGCTGGTTTCAACCGTGGTCAGATTCGTGGTGTGGTAAAACTTGCTTTTAACCCAAGACAATCCCACAGAGACGACCTATATAAGAATAGCGTTAACCCAGTTGTATCTTTCCCCGGAGAAGGAACCATTCTATTCGGTGATAAAACCATGCAGACCAAACCAAGTGCATTCGACAGAATCAATGTAAGAAGACTCTTCATTATTCTAGAGAAGGCAATTGCTACCGCTGCTAAGTTCCAACTCTTCGAGTTTAACGATGAGTTTACTAGATCGCAGTTTAGAAACTTGATCATCCCATTCTTACGAGACATTCAGTCGAGAAGAGGTGTTCAGGACTTCAAGGTGGTCTGTGATGAAAGTAACAACACTGGTAGTGTAATTGATAGAAATGAATTCGTTGCGGATATTTTCATTAAACCAAATCGCTCAATCAACTTCATTCAGCTCAACTTCATTGCCACTGCATCTGGAGTTTCGTTCGAAGAGGTAGGCGGATAAATCATCTTAAAGGAGATCAGTTAGATGAACATTAAGAATTTCCAATCTGCGCTAACACAGGGTGGTGTAAGAACTAACCTCTTCATTGTTGAAGGTAAGATTGGTCAGAACACAAGTAACAAGACTCGGTTTCTAGTCAAAGCAGCCAGTTTACCACCGTCTATCTTGGGTCAGGTTATTGTCCCATATAGCGGAAGGCAGATTAAGATCCCAGGCGATAGAACATTTGAACCTTGGACAATCAGCGTTCTAATGGACGGTGATTATGAACTTCGAAACAAGTTTGAAGCGTGGTCAAATCTAATCAACCAGTATGAAGCAAACACACCACAAGCTGATGGTGGATTCTTCACTAGCTCTGGTTCTGGATTTAACACTGATGTATTTTGTGAGTGGAAGATTAGTTCTCTAAACCGCCAGGGTCAGGCACTTAAGACATATGCTCTTGTTGGTGCATGGCCATCTGATATCAGTTCCGTTGAACTTTCTCATGACAGCACCGACGCAATCGGTGAATTCACTGTCACTATGCAGTACCAGTATTGGTTAGCCAGTAGTGGTCAGGGTAGTGCAGGAGATAAGACCCCCGTTACTGATAACACGACTGGTACTGAACCAGAGAACGCATTTTAATTTATGAGGGTTATACTTAATGCCTATAAACTTTTTTGGTTATTCGTTACAGAAAAATAAAGCGGCCTCTCAGGAGGAGAAGATAGTTTCTTTTGCTCCTCCTGAGAATGATGATGGTGCTGCTATTGTTCAAGGTGGGGGCTTTTACGGCACCTACCTTGATTTTGATGCGTACATTAAAAATGATGTTGATTTGATTTATAAGTATCGTGACATGGCTCTTCATCCAGAAATAGAAACTGCGATTGATGATATTTGTAATGAGACATTAGTTTTCGACGACAGTAAAACAGCACTTGAGTTGAA